CAAAGTTCATTGAGTAACAAGCCATGTCGCCCAAAGGTGACTTTATTGTGTCTGCATTTTTTAAAGCATCTTTTAAATTAGTCTGCATATTATGTTTTTTTAAAGTTTCTAAAATTGTTGAATGGGTTTTAATTTTCTCCATGTTTAACGTGTAAAAAATCTAAGAATAATTGTACCAATATTTGTTCCAGTTATGGACTTTATATTTTCCGAAATACTAAACAATTCTGTGGCTGCAATGATGAAGCTTACAGAATAGGTTATTTGCGAAGGCAATCCAAAAGTTATACTTGCTCCGTGAAAAATCATTATACCACAAAAATAGGTAAGTATTTTTTGCGAAGTGCGATACAGCCCTTTGCTTGTTATAGGCTCTTTCCTTTTCTTTGCCGCAAGGATTCCCGTGACTGTATCCGCAAAAACAACAAAGATTGTAAAAATCAAGAAATGTTTAATGGGCAGGAAAAACGAAAATAACACTCCGCAACAAATGGAAAATAACACTCCGTCGTATCCCATTTTTAAGATATTATAAACTATTGCTTTCATTATTCATGTTTTATTAACTTAACATCACCGTCCACGGTTGCAAATTTGCCCTCAGCGTATTTATACAAGTCGTATTTTATGCCATTAAAAGCAAAGCTAACTTGATTGGTAAATGTAGATAAAAGTAGGTTACTTGAAATCGTGTACACCTTGCCGTTGTCTGGATTAAAGATTAGCCGCTTGTTTACATTTAACTCAATAACTCCATCTATAATTTCACCGTTAAAATTTAGCCTCCAGTCTCCTATAAACTTTGCCGTGTCCCTTTGTGCCGTTGTAAAATAGACAGGCTTACCGCTAATTTGTTGGTGCAAATCATTTTCTAATTTTATTTGCCTGTCAACTTTGCCCCTTAAAATATATCCTCGCGCAATTTCTGCTATTTTATCGGAGAATCTATTTGCGTCATAAACTATAAAGTTAATAGCATTAATACTGTCCCCTAAATTTTGCACATTTTCAATTACAGAATTATCAGAATATTTTGTTTGCGATACTTGATAATATTTTGTTTCAATTTTTCTGATAAAAATAGTATCAGACACAACTTGTTGCCCAAACGAAAACAAGGGAAAGAATAATAATAGGTATCTCATTTTATTTATTTTCAAGGTTTAAAATTCTTTGTTTTAGTTCATCTATTAATGCCTGTTGTTCTTTTAATGCCTTTACAATTATAGGAATTAAAACACCATAGGACGCTTCTAGTTTATCGGGATTAATATCAGATACAAGATTAGGAATATTTATTTGAGAATCAATTTGCGCTTGTTGTAATTCTTGGGCAATAAATCCAATTTCACTAATCCCAATTTTACCTCCATCTCTCATGTCCCAATCAAAAGATACTGGGTTTAATTTTTTTATAAAATCAATGCCATAATTTAAAGGCATAATATTTGTTTTGTCTCTAATGTCTGATAAAAAGGTAATGGTTGTTACTTGAGCGCGAATAGTTGCAATAGAACTATTACCTAATGTAATTACATTTGATGCAGTTGCACTTGCGCCAACGGCTTCATTTCCAATAAATGTATTATTTGCGCCAGTAGTATTATTGTTTGCGCTATTTGCCCATCCAGCTCTATAGCCAATGGCTGTGTTAAAATTTCCAGTAGTCCTATAAAGCGTAGCTTGTCCAACAGCTGTATTACCATCACCGCCTGTACTTTGCTCCATTGCTGCTCTTCCAAGCGCAACTGTTTCGCCACCACTTGCATAATTTAATAAAGCAGTAGAGCCAATAGCTAATATTGAACCAGCAGTAGTAATATTTGTACCAGCTTGAGAGCCAATAAGCATATTTCTTGTTCCAGTAGTTATACTTTTACCAGCTTCAAAACCAATAGCTACATTTTCGCCACCCGTGTCGTTTTGCAAATTATTTGTACCAATAGCTACATTTTTATCTGCTGTTCCTAATCCTGCATCAATGCCAAATTTTATAGAATTATTGAGAGCTCTTGTTTTACCAATAACAACATTGCCTAAAAAAATAGAATCTTTAAAAGTCTTTAAACCGTTTACGATTTGCGTATTAATTGTATCGACAAAAATCCTAACACTTGCTCCCGTTCCGCCATTTGCCACCGCCAAAGTTCCAGTTACACCCGTTGTCAATGGCAACCCTGTTGCACTTGTTAAAACACCGCTTGAAGGTGTGCCCAACGCTCTGCCACTACGGTAATAATTTGTAAGCATTGAAGCCGTGTCGGTAGGCAAAAGGTTTAAACGCAGCCATGCGTTATTTGTAGCCTTTTTATAATGCCATATTATATTGGTAGTGGTATCAAGAACCATGTAAGCCATTGTATCAACACTTGGCTTTCGTACTGTATCAGTTGCAGCCACACCCCGAAATAAAAGCCCATCGGCAGTCGTCTGTTCTCCGAGCGTTATCTTTTGGTTGCCATTGCTTGGGTACTGTGCCCATGCAAGGCAAGGCAAAAGGAAGAGGAATAGGGAAAGGAGTTGTTTCATGTTTTTGTTTTTTAGTTTCTTTGCATTATATGCCAATTTGTACCGTCGCAAACTAAAGTACACCATTGAGGGGTAACATTTCCAGCACTTAAAATAGGTGTTGAAGCTGAGCCTCCATTTAAAGGAATGACATTATTTGCACTACTTACAACCGTCCCACTTGCAAGGTTTTTTATCATATAAGTATTTCCAGATGCTAACGTTGTTAAATCTAAGGTTGTGGTTGAAAAACCGCCTGAATTAACAATAAATACTCTATTAGTTGTAACTGCTACGCCTGCACCAGCATTTGTTGCAATAAAAACATAATCTACTTTTAAGTTAGTTCGTGCATTTGATTCCGATGTTGCCCCTGTTCCACCGTTAGCTATTGGTAAAGTTCCCGAGAATCTTCCAGACCTCCAATAAGGACTAAGCATCGTAGCCGTGTCGCCTCGTTCAATGTATGGTGCTAACATTGTTGTTGTGTCCGCGCTTGTAAGTACATTGTTGCCGTTTTCGGTTATATCGCCTGTAACCGTTAAAGATGTACCAATGTTAACTACTCCAGTTGTTCTCGGTATTGATATTGATACGGGAGGATTAAATAAAGTCGTGCCATTATTATTTTTCATTTTAATTTCAAAATTGTCTGATACAGAATTATAGATAATTTTTGCACCAAAATTTATATCCGTAGCAGTCTTAGTCCCTGTTTCATATAACATAATTCCTGATGAATCTTCTGGAAATCCTGATTCTCTACTATTTAAAGTAATAAATTTACCCCTTGCTAATTCTAAATTTGATGTGGGTGTTATTCCAATTCCAATATTTCCGCTGCTTTCTTGAATAACGGAATTAGTTACCTCAGTCGTTGTGCTAAATTTTGGAATAAACCCTATTGTTCCCGAACCCGTCACCCCTTGCAAATCGGTAAATGTTGGTGTAAATGTACCGCCGTCGTATTGGCTCAATGTCAATGTCTTTGTATCTGTTCCCGAAAATACTGCATTATTTATTTTATCATTGAATGCGATATTCCAACTACTTGAGTTATTAGGAATAGATGTTGTCCAAGTTGTTCCTGTGCTTACCGCAATCCCAGCCTCAGGGTAAACAGGATTTGGGAAAACACCCGTACCAACTGAACCAATGCCGCTAACCGTAGCAACCGTATAATTAGCACCTAATTTAAATGAGGTTGAAACGATGGTAATTTTATTTGTATCGGTTAAATTAAATTGGTCATTGTTTAATAACTGCCCATTTCTAAACACTAAAATATATGCCTTTAATTGAATAGGAAATTTAGGCGTTATTGTCCAAGTCAAAACGCTTGTTAAGGCTGGCGCATATTCTTGTTTTAAAATCTTAATCGTATCATTCCCAATAGCAACGTCAACAATACTATCTCTTATTCTCGTAAAAACAACTGAACTATCTAAACGTAAAGTTCCCGTCGTTGTGACTGTTCCACCGAGCAAGCCGAAGCCCGTTGCAACGCTTGATACCGTTCCCTTAGTGTTTATTCTTGAGGACAATGAAGCCGTATCTGCTGCATTTAATTTTAATGCAAATCTGGAAGTAAGATTTAATGAAGAGGTATCGGCATCACGAAAATAAGGCAAAAGCATTGTTGCCGTATCAGAAATATTTACCTTATTATTTATTCTATTGGATAACGTAACCGTATCAGATAACTCCATTAAAACGGTAAGGTCAGCCGATACCGTGCCAGTTGTTGTGATTGGATTTGGACTTACCGTTATTCCTGTTCCTCCAGAAATAGAGGTTAGTGAACCCGAACCACCACTACCAGCACCGCCGCCACCTTTTGGAAATATTACCGTATAATTTTCACCTAACTTAAAAGCAGTTGCACCTATTACCACGGTTGTTTTTGTTGGTATGGTGTATTGAGTAGGTAGTAATATTTGACCATTACGGTAAACTTGCACCACGTTTACACCAGCTGGGACTAATGTGTCCGTTTGCGTCCATGTCAAAGTTGAGGATGTAACATTGGTAAAATCTTGACGCGCGTAAAATCTGCCAGCCGTATCGACATAAATTTTTTTGGCATAAGGCAAAAGCATTGCCGCGGTATCGCTTATATTTAATTTTAAATTAATCCTATTACTTAATGATGTTGTATCAACTGTTAAACCTGAGGATAATTGATTCCAAACATTGGAAGTAAAGTCAAAGGAATATATTTTTAAATTAATCGTATCAAGAATAACCCATGCGTTTTGATTGTTTAATGGCTGAATACTTGCGGTATCTGAAATTGAACCGCGCCACACCAATCCGTCTGCCGTAGTCTGGAAACCAAGTCGTTGTTTGTTTCCAGTGTTTGGAAATTGAGCAAACAGGGAAATGGATAGGAATAAAAAAAGAATCGAAGGCAA